TATGGCTGAAGATTTAAAATCCATAATAAAACAAGAATTCATCAAGTGTGCCCAAGATCCGGTATACTGGATGAAAAAGTACTATATGATTCAAAACCCTAAACTGGGTAGAATCAAATTTAACCTTTATCCCTTTCAGGAAAAAGTACTTAAACATATGCAGAACGAAGACTACCTTATTATAAATAAGTCACGTCAGTTAGGTATATCAACACTATGTTCAGCCTTTTCCTTATGGATAATGTTATTCCAAAAGGATAAAAACGTACTATGTATTGCAACTAAACAAGAAACTGCCAAAAACATGGTAACTAAAGTGCGATTCGCATATGATCAGTTACCTAAATGGATGCAGATAAAAACAGTCGAACACAATAAATTATCACTACGACTCGCCAACGGTTCACAAATCAAAGCCACATCAGCCTCATCAGATGCCGGACGTTCAGAAGCAGTTTCAATGCTATTAATAGATGAAGCTGCCTTTATTGACGGAATTGACGAGATATTTGCTTCAGCGCAACAAACGTTGGCAACTGGTGGTAGGTGTATAGCTTTATCTACCCCTTATGGTACGGGTAACTGGTTCCACTCAACATGGGCCAAGGCCGAAGCAAGGGAAAATACTTTCACACCTGTAAGATTACCATGGACAGTTCACCCTGAACGTTCACAAGAATGGAGAGACCAACAAGATATTATTCTTGGTCATCGTATGGCAGCCCAAGAATGTGACTGTGATTTTAGTACCTCGGGAGATACTGTAATCGAACCCGATACTTTAAGCTTTTATGAAAGCACCTTCCTCCAAGACCCAGTTGAAAAGCGAGGAGTAGACGGAAGTTTATGGGTATGGGAAATACCAGACTATTCTAGAACATATGTTGTAGTAGCCGACGTTGCTCGTGGAGATGGAAAAGACTACTCAGCATTTCATGTATTGGATATAGAATCTGCTACACAAGTAGCCGAATTTAAGCAACAAATTTCAACAAAAGACTTTGGAAACGTTTTATACGCAATAGCAACAGAATATAACGATGCTTTACTCGTAGTAGAAAACGCTAATATAGGCTGGGCTGTAATACAACAACTAATAGATAGAGGATATCGCAACCTTTACTACTCCCCTAAAATGGATGTAGGAATGGGTAACGCTGACCAGTATATTTCCCGCTTTGAAAATGGGCAAGGTATGGTACCGGGCTTTACTACATCAATGAAGACAAGACCACTTGTTATATCTAAAATGGTTTCGTATATTCATGAACGTTCCGTTACTATACGCTCAAAACGTTTGTTAGAAGAATTAAGAACCTTCGTTTGGAAACATGGTAAGGCACAAGCATTAGGGGGGTATAATGATGATTTAACTATGGCCTTCGGTATTGGAATGTTTTTAAGAGATACAGCATTACGTTTTCAACAACAAGGTGTAGATATGGCAAGGGCAACATTAGGAAGTGTCCACTCCTCTCATCACCAAGCCCCCACTATATTTCAAGGTGGAAACCAATTTAAAAATCCCTACGAAATGACAAACCCCTATGGTGATAAGGAAGACATTTCCTGGTTACTAGATTAACTAATATTTATTATATATATATAAAATGGCAGATACTTCATTATTTGGTAAACTAAAACGACTATTCTCCACAGACGTAATAATACGTAATGTAGGGGGGAACCAACTCAAAGTAGTCGATTCAAACCAAATCCAATCCTTAGGACAGCTTCAAACAAATTCACTGTTTGATAAATTTACTAAGATGTATAGTACAGCGGGGGGTATGAACTATAACCTATCTCAACAGATTAACTTCCCAGCCTCACGAATACAACTGTATACTGATTATGAAACAATGGATACAGACGCTATTGTAGCTTCTGCACTTGATATTGTATCTGATGAAGCTACCTTACGTAATGACATGGGAGAGGTATTACAAATACGCTCCTCGGATGAAACTGTCCAAAAAATACTATATAACTTATTTTACGATGTTCTTAACATAGAATTTAATTTATGGTCATGGACACGTAATATGCTTAAATACGGGGATTTTTACTTAAAACTAGAAATTTCAGAAAAATTTGGGGTATATAATGTTATACCGTTTTCTTCTTATACTATAATGAGATTAGAAGGTATAGACCCACAAAATCCAGCAGATGTAAAATTTAAATATGACCCAACCTACTCAGTATCAGAAAACCCATTAGGAATGCAGATTATATCCCCAATGATGAGTTCCATAGCGGGTAGAGAGATTATATTTGATAATTATGAAATGGCCCATTTCCGTTTATTATCGGATTTCAATTACCTTCCTTACGGTAGATCATATCTAGAACCTGCTAGAAAAATATGGAAGCAAATGACATTGATGGAAGACGCAATGCTTATCCACAGGATTGTTAGAGCCCCAGAAAAACGTACTTTCTTTGTAAACGTAGGTAACATTCCACCAAACGAAGTTGAAACATACATGCAACGTATGATCAACAAAATGAAGAAAACACCATATGTTGATCCAAGTACAGGAGATTATAACCTTAAATTCAACATGCAGAATATCTTAGAGGATTTTTATATTCCTGTAAGAGGTGGTGACCAAACAACCCGTATTGAAAATACTAAAGGTTTAGATTACGCGGCTATTGAAGATGTAACATACCTTAGAGATAAATTATTTGCTGCTTTAAAAGTTCCAAAAGCATTCTTAGGATATGAAGCAGATTTAGAGGGTAAAGCCACATTAGCTGCTGAAGATATTAGGTTCGCACGAACTGTTGAAAGAATTCAACGCATTCTTATATCTGAGTTGACAAAAATTGCACTTGTACATTTATATGCACAAGGGTATGATGGAGCTGCATTAACTAATTTTGAACTTACATTAACTACACCTTCTATTATATACGATCAAGAAAGAATCGCATTAATGAAAGAGAAAGTTGATTTAGCGGCCCAAATGATGGAGCTTAAATTGATGCCTACCGATTGGATATATGACAATGTATTCCATTTTAGCGAGGACCAATATCAAGAATATAGAGATTTAATTATTGAAGATCAAAAACGTGCTTTCCGTCAAGGCCAAATTCTTGAAGAAGGTAACGATCCTGCAGAATCCGGAGAAGCATATGGAACACCTCACGCATTAGCTTCATTATATGGTTCAGGTAGATACCCTGGTAGTAAAGGTGTCCCAACCGGATATGATATTAATGACCCTAAATACCCAGAAGGAGCATTAGATCAAGGTCGTCCTGAAGAAAAAGTATCAAATTACAATACACAAGATAGTAATTTAGGTAAAGACGTAACGGGAGCCGCTGGTATGAAATTTAAAAGTGGTGCTGAAGAAAGACCGGGCAGGCCAGGTTCTAAAGGTGGCAACGGGTTAACGTTAGAGAATTTAAGTACCCGAGCAGTATTTGCTCAAAATGAAAAAATGCTTAAAGGCTTATTTGTAAAACAAAAAGTATCGTTATTTGAAGGTGAGGATTTATTGAATGAGGACAATATCCGTGAGGAAGTTGATTTAGATTAATATTTATAGATAGTAGCGTACTACTTATGAAAGTAAAACACAATAAATACAAGAATACTGGTATTCTATTTGAATTATTAGTAAGGAAGATAACTTCTGATACTATGTCAAATAGCAATAGCAAAGCAGCAACTTTAGTAAAAAAATATTTTACTAAGAGTGAACTCGCTAACGAAAATAAACTCTATCAAACCATTAATAATTCTACATCTTTATCGGAAGGTAAGGCAGAAACTATTATTTCTACCGTTTTAGAGCTAAACAAAAAATTAGACAGAGATCAGTTAGTTAAAGAAAAGTATAATTTAATTAAGGAAATTAAGGAAAATTTTGATTTAAACGACTTCTTCCAAGCTAAAATAAGAAATTATAAACTTTTAGCTTCAACCTATACTTTATTCGAATCTATTAATAATAAAGAATTCGGAAACCCTGAGGTAATTATTAACTCTAAAATTAATATATTAGAGTATATCACATCAACCCCCGATGCTAAAATGTCTCTTACTCCATTAGTGGAAGAATTAATGACGTTAGATAAGGGCACTCGTGCTTTGGCATATAGAATTATGTTAGAGAAATATAACACGAAGTTTGATGGTTTAAATCCTGAGCAGAAAGAAATACTTAAAGAGTATATTAATAGCGCTTCGGATGCTCCAAAACTTAAAGAATTTTTAAATGTTAAGTTTACTAAAATATCTGAAAGTTTAAAAAAGAGCTATAAAAAGATAGACGACGCTACTTTACAAATTAAAATAAAAGAGGTTATCAACCTAATAGACCCTATAGTAGAAAGTAGAAAAATAAAGGACGACCATTTAGTTGCCTTACTACAATATGTAGAACTTTCTCAAGAAATAGAATTAGTATGAAAAAGCTAAACTTAAAAGGTTTAAAGCACGAGATGAGCACCACAGGAACTGGTGCTTCCTTTGCAGCTGGTGAGGGGGAACAATACTCTACTCCTAAAGCTTTTAAGAAATGTAAAAACGAAGTAGGTGAACCTTTTTCCACCCCCTCTCCCTCAATACCTAATAGAAAATCTAAAGTAATGGATTTTGTAAAGATATTTGAGAAAGCAATAAAAGAACTAAATACCGAAAAAAAATATAACCCTGTAACTGATCTTACTTCAAGTCAAGCAGATGCTGGCTTAAATACAGGATACGATATGGATTCTCTAGATGCGGCCTCTGTAATGGAAGCAAAAATAGGAGATGTTAAAACAACAAATGGTATTAAATCTACTGTAACCGATGTTGATCCCGTAACTGGGGCTGTAACTTGGAGTATAGATTATGTACCCGCCTTCGATTCTGTATTTAAAGAATTTGACGAATTGCGTAGGTTTATAAAGGACCTAGACAGAAAAACCGATGATCCCGTTATAGATGATATATCTGCTATAATTGTAAAGCAATTTAATCGATATCGCACACATATTAGAAATACTTACCCGGATTCTTATAAAAGATCCCAAATGAATGAGGCAAGGTATTCACAATTTAAAAATGAAACCAAACTACGCACACC